CGAGTTTGATGACATCAAGGACGCTGTGTTGAACGGCACAGAAGACGAGGCGTTAGCTGAACTTATTGATGTTCAATGTTTAACGAGAGATGATTTTTTATTTGATGAGGAGGAAGTCGCATGAGTAAATTAAAAACATGGAATGTTACCTACGAAAAAAGACAAACAACAACCTTTCGAGTGACAGGCAAGAATCGTGATGAAGCATTCCAAAATGCTTTGGTAGAAGTAGATGATTACGAACCTGAAACAGATGATTCATCATATTTTATAGAGGAGAATTAGTATGAGTGAGGCAGAACTAACGAACTATTGGGATAACAAAGCAAGGGATTTTCTCATAGGCAAACGCATTAAGTATGCAAGGTATCAAACGCTTGATGAGGCACAAGACATGGGGTGGCACGACAGAGGACTTGTCGTGTGGCTCGAGGACGGCTCTAACTTTATTGTCCAACGAGATGACGAGGGCAACGGGGCAGGGGCGTTGAATATAGCTGACGCTACGGGCAAGGAGAACATCTTGCCCACGCTCAGATAACAAACATCAGAGGATATTGACATGGCTATTTATACAATCGAGGAGAAAAGCAAATGATAGATGAATTCAGAGAAAGGTGGGACGAAGACCAAGAGGAAGAAGCACGAGAAAGACGCGAACGCAAACTTGGGTGGGACGAAGAACGACTCAGGCTGTGGGAACTAGGGGATTGTGATGACTAAATTTATTTTACAAAAGGAGATTCAATCATGAAAAATATAGAAGAACTGGTCTCAAAGTCTATTGACCAACCTTCAAAAAAAGAACCAAAGAAGTTTTTGGTGTGTGTTGAAAGTGCTTACATCACCAACGAAGACTTTCTAACACAAGTCACCGAAGCTTTAGACGAGTACGGCATAGTCGCTGAGGTCTATGAACTTACAGAAAACGAAATTCAAATAGGAGGTGAAGAATGAGTTTAGATTATGACATTGACGAAATCAAACTGCCCGTAACATTAAGGGTAAATGATGACGCCCTTGTTCATTTTGTACTAGACAGTGAAGTGTTGTCAGACGAAACGCTTCGTATGATTTTTTTAGATATTGATAAAGAACTTGAGAGAAAGGGGTATGCAAGATGAGTAAAATGAAAAAGTTTATTGTATTTATTAAACAGCATTACGAGCCTAAGATAGTTGAAGCCGTAGACCAAGATGAAGCAGAGTGGGTGGTACAAAACAACATGTCTTGGGGTGAGCCAATTGACGTTGAAATAACAGCAGAGGAGGAGGGATAATGAGTACAGCAATTAAACGACCAAAAACATTTGGTAAAACGCACCCGTACTTGTTGGTGCGACAAGACTTAGAATTTGAACAAGAACTTGATGACGATTACGGTACGACATGGTATGTTTCAGCCGACATATACTACTCGCCCGAACTCGATCGGCATAAAGCAAACGTGTTCCACATAGGTACTTACAAAGATACAGTTGAAGTATCAAGCATACCTTTATATGTACTACGGGAACTAGAGATGGAGGCCTTAGTTGTATTCTACGAAGAAAGCGAGGACATAAATATGGTTAATAAATATATGGAAGCGGAGGGTATCAAATGAGCGAGAAACGACAAGACTATTCTAATGATGACGGACATGAAAACGAGTGGTATGCAGTCACAAGGTGGCATGTAGATGATATTAAAAGGTTCAGACCTGAATGGTCGGACGACTTTTGTGCCACAGTTTTATCAACAATGGAAAACACATTTCAAGAACTTCTTATCGAACGAGGGAATGACATACTTGATTGCATGATAGAGGGTTCTGAAAAAACTTGGTTAGAAGAATGGGGGTATCTAAATGAAACTGAAGAAACTAACTAAATCAATGGTCGCCGAGTGGTGCAAGAACGAGGCCGAGAAAATCCGATTCGAATGGTATTACAAAGATGGGTGGGCAGACTATATGATTGATTGGGACGAATCGCAAATGTATGAGGAGACTGAGTTTAATTCAGGTGACGCATACTACGAGGGCGAGATCGTTGTGACTTGGACGTGGGGGAACGATCAGAAGTATGCAGAGCATCACACCTACCACGATTGTATTCAACCTATGGAGATTTACAATGACATCTATAACAAAGAAAGATCAACGAGAGGCGAAGATTCTCGCTTCTCAAACGCCACGACTTAAGGTAGTAGGAAGACAGTTTGTCGTGGAGGCAACACACCCAAACTTTCACTTGGCACATTTGAAACGTGCGTTGGCAGATCAGATGTGTGAAGTGCGAGAGTTGGGAGAAGATGAAGTTATTTATAAAATTTAAAGGAGAATATCATGTATGTAGATATGGAAAGTGTAAAAGTAAGAGATGCAAAACGTAGATGGTTATGGAAAATGCAATTTGAGCGCGAGGCTCGGGGCAAGATAATATTATCTTTCGCTTTTGGCTTTGGTATCGGCTTTGCATGTTGTACAGTTTTATACACCATGTTAGAGAGGGTATCGTAATGTTTAAAAAGAAAGGTTTAATGGAAATAAGAGAAGTAGGAAAGATAGGGTATGCTGATCTGTGTTTAGGTATAGTGATAGGTACAGCAATCGGGTATTGTGGTGTACATGCTTACGAGGCCTATGATGATTTAGTAAACCCTGTGGCAAGAGAAATCGTTTGTAAAAAAGGTATTGCCTATGAAGCTGTTGACTATGGCAGTACAGTATTTTTAAAAACTAAAGCTGAATGTATTGAAACTGCATTCGGAGAGGAGATGAAATAATGTTAAAAAGGAAAATAATTGATTATACGGAAAATGATATTTATGATTACTTTGGCTGTTCTACTGATATATGGCAAGCAGATCGGCACGACTTACTTGCAGTCATTGGAGGCATGTCTGGGATACTCGAACTGCTCTGGCATAAAGAGATAACTCCTGAAGTATCATTTAACGACTTTAAAGAATGGTTAGAAGATAACCAACCCATAGATGTGGAGATTATAGATGACACCCGAAAAGAAGATTAAAGTAAAAGTTTGTGAGATACTTAAAAAACTAGGGGCGTATTATTTCTACGCCTCTACGGGTGGATACGGCAGTAGTGGTGTTCCCGATATTGTTGCCTGCTATAAGGGAAAGTTTTTTGGTATTGAGTGTAAGGCCAATGGTGGAAAGCCAACGGCCTTACAACAAAAACATTTGCGTGACATTTCGATTAACGGTGGAACGGCTCTTCTTATTGACGAGACAAATGTGGATATGCTAGAGTATTATGTTACAGGCAAACAAACATTTAATTATGAAGAAAGATAACGTAAATCGGCCGGTACATTACATTCAAGGTAAAGTCGAGTGTATTGATGCCATTGAGTCGGCAACCACGGGGCTTGTTGGAATCGTCGCTGTCTGTGTCGCTAACGTAATTAAATATGTGTGGCGATTTGCACTGAAGAATGGTGTCGAAGATTTAGACAAAGCAGATTATTATTTACAAAAACTAAGAAAGAAAGTGAGAGATCAAAATGAGTAAAGACCTTTTCGCAAGAACAAAAAGTTTATTACAAGATCACATAAGACTACTTAATGAACATAAGATGGGCGATTCACACGCGGAAGACGCCCAAATAATAGTTGACGAAATTAGTCTACTATTACAAACAGATGAACTCAAACAAATTGAACAAAGCATTGACGACGCAGAACGTTTAAAGCTCTCAGAAGAGATAGCTAACGAGATTATTCATGGGAAGTATTGCGTTGGTGGTGCATGTGACGACTAAACAGTTTATAATACTTGATGAAGACCTTGAGCCTTTACGAGTATTTAATACAAAAGTTGACGCAGAGTGGTTTGTAAAAGATAAACCCGACTGTTCAATAAAAACAACCCTAACAGAAATACCATCAAACATAATGAGCCATGATGAATTCACGGCCAAGTTTGGCGAACCCCCATTTTAAGAAAGGAAACAAATGCCTAGAACTCATTACAGTAGAACACAAGAAGAAGAATTTTTAGCGCGAGCTAAACGTTTTATGAAAGAAAACCCCGATACAAATAGAACAAGGATAGCTATGTATGCGGGAGTTGGAATAGCAGTGTTGGAAAGATTAGAAGAAGAAGGTAGAATACAATTGCCTCCCGTCTTGACCAAAACACAAAAACGTATGGGAGTTAATTGGAATAAATATTTGGGGAATCTAAGTGGCAGATGAAGCAGACATAGCGAATGATGAGGTTGAGCGTCAATTAAAAGTGACCATGCAGTCAATCAATACCAACGTACCTGAGAATGATTCAGGTAAATGTATATGGTGT